GTTGCTGGCAACCGTGGACTTGATGAAACAAGCCAACGGCTCACCATTCGCAGCGTCCACACCGGTCGCGCCCATGTCGAAAAACTTGGCCCCGTAGGTGGTGCCAGCAGTGAAGGCGGTCCCACCATCTTCGGTCAACATGCATTCTCTATCGATGATCATGGTTTTGTCCTTTCAACTCGCCAGCCTAGCTGAGCGAGGTCCCTTCGTTGGCAGAGATTTGATCGCACGCCACGAGCGGAACGCCGTGGACGAACGGTCGGAACTCGCCGAGATATTCGGCAATGGTAATGGCCAGGTTCGACTTCTCAAACACCTGGTTCCACATCGCGGTCACGATCTCCCTGCGGCAGTACGCAACCCGCCGCATGCCAGACCGAGACGCCATCCCGTTGAAGACCTCGACCAGCGACTTCACCAGCGAGGTGCTGGTGTCAGACAAGGCCTGGCTGATGTCAATGTTCGCCAACCGCGCGCAGTGCCGTGGGTCTGCAACACTCAGACCTACATACCACTTGTATTCCGTCACGTAGGCGGACATCGGGTTCGAGGCGTCGTCGTCCACCCGAATCTTGCCAAGATTCTCGATCCCCAAGCCAGCCACTGTGGCCGGCGGGTAAATCCCATGCACTCCGCTCTCGCCCCAGTCACACACATAGATCGAGGTCGTGTCCGACCCGGACGGAGATGCGTGATGTCCCTTCACGTAGCTCGCTACGTAGCTGGACGTGTTCAGGCTGGCCATGCGGGGAGCAAGACCCGTGAAGCCCGATTCCTCGGTGACCTCATTGCCGTAGAAGATGGTGAGAGCCACGGCCTGAGCAAACGCCTCGAGAAACGCTGCGTCCTCAGAGCGCCGCTTCGCCTCGAAATCCAACACCACGTCCTTCAGCTTCGCGTCCACCTCGCTCATGGCCACCAACATTCCGATGGTGTCGACCTGTTGCTTGGTGCTGCTCTTCGAGCGCGTGGCGCCCTTGTTGATCTTGCTCCAGGCAACGGACGGGATGCTCGATCGCATCGTCACCCGCTGACCGAATGGGGCGTTGGCCGCAACCATCGGCATATCTTTCACAACGTCATTGCTTTCGTTGAGAACTTCTGCCATCCGTTTTGCCAGCACACCCGAGGGGTCTTCTCGCTTCGCGATATCGACCAGATTGAGTCTCGCCAAATTAACCGCCATGACACTTCATCCTTCTTCTGCCGCCGCTACTTGTGCCCGACCCTAAAGCCGTCACTGTAGAGCAGCTTGTTTAGTTCCTTGTCTCCGAGCTCTGCCTGACCACCAGGAGAGCCCTTTGTTGCCGACTGATCTTCGGCTATTGCTCGACCCACATTCGCCCAGGCCTTGAAGAGACTCGGGAGGTTTCCGAGCCCATACTTGTTGAGGTCTGTGGCAAGCCCTTGTCCGCCATACTTGAGCAACGCAGCGCGGGCCTTGGCTGTGTTGTCGTTGAATGCCGCCCCTCCGACATCTTTGTCGGACTTGAGCTCGGCCTCCCAATCGTCGGACTGCTTCATCCAAGCGTCGTACTGGGACTTCTCGGCCACCGATTGAAGCTCCATGTACTTGGCCGCAATCTTGGTGGCTTGCTCGCTATTGAGCCCTGCCTCCTTGGCGACGGCCTTGTAACCATCCAAAAATGCCTGGTCAATGACGGTGCCTTCCGGCAATTTCACCTCGAGCTCGGCTCCGGCCTCGGGAGTGGTCTTGTTCTCTCCGCTCGTCTGCCCCTGCTCTTTGCCTGCGTCCGCCTTGACGGCTCCTGGATCACCACCCAGCAACGTGCCCTTGGCGGGCGCCGCAGCCGTGGTTGACCCTTCGGCCTTCGTTGTCTCTCCGGCCGTTGCCGAGAGACTTTCAGCAGCTACGGCCTGACCCGTGGGGGTCGCGACTGTCGTCTGCACTGTGTCACTCATTGTCTTTGCTCCATCTCGTTCACGGACTTGGTAACCGCCAGCTCACGGTGGACGGCGTCCGATGCCGCCTTCGTGTCTCGTTCGTGCTTCGCGGTCAGCCACAGCTCAGGACAGTGCTGCATGGCCTCTTCGACCAGCACGCGACCCACGAGCCTCTGGCCTTCTCGGTGAGCGTCATGCCGTGCCGCACACACGCCGTCCTTGATAGAATCGTGAAAGGTTAACCCTTCCAGGTTGCACATTTCGTAAACGATTCTGCAGTACAGCCGCCGCCCCTCACTGGTTCCGAGAACCTTCTCGAGGTCCCCGATCTCACCGGCTCTGAGGCGCCGGTCGATCTGGCGCAATGCCTTCTGCACATTCTCGTTGCCAAGGAACGACGTCATGCGCCCAGGCCCCCTTGCGCCGCCGCCGCTGGTGTCACCATTTGCGCGAGCTCGCTCATCTTCTGCGGCTCAACGCCCTGGAGATTCCTGGCCCCTTGGGTTGCAGCCAACATTGCCTGGCCCTGCGCCTGCGCGTCGGCAAGTTGGGCCTTTTGTGCTCGAATCTTGTCAACCTCGTCCGACGAGTAGATGAGTTCCGGCTTTGTACCCAGCATGTCGCCGAGTTCGTCTACATAGGCGTCCTCGTTGATCTTCTCGAGTGCCCCAGTCTTGCCTGCCTGGACGAGCATCGTAACTGCGCCTACCAGCTCGCGCATTCCAACGATCCCCGTCATCTTCTGCGCCTGGTGTAAAATGCTAATGAACTCGACATGCACCGGATTATGCGTGCCCGTCGGGTCCTGCATTTGAGCTTCCACTAGCTCTTCTGGTGGTTCTGGCAACATCCCCTTACGGTTGAGGATGGCAACGCTCCGCGTAACAAGCGGATCAAGAAGGTCGTGGTTCAATCCTTGGAGGAGAGGCCCGAGCTGCAACATGACCTCTTGCTTGGTGGCCTCGACCTCTGTTGCTGTCGGTCGCTGTGAGCGCTGGTCGTTGAGCATGGCCAGCCAGAGATCAACAAAGAACCCCTCCTCGATTCGCTGCACATGCTCGGCAATGTGCTCTCGGACAGCAGCGTGGGCTTGTGGTGGAATCAGGATCGCTGGCTCAAACGCACCGGCCTGTCCATTGGCGAAATAGGTCATCTCTCCGGGAAGTAGTGACGCTCGGCCGTTGATACCGGCACCCTTCATGGGCGGGTCGACGGTCTTGTCGATTAGCTTGGCCTTCTGGATCTCGAGGTGTTGTAGCGCCTTGCAGTCTCCCAATACCTCCCACCCAGGACCGCGGCCCCACGTGTCTCCGGGCCGGACGTTCCAGCGAGAAACCAGGGCAGGAAATTCCTCATATCCACCCCTTCTCAGGAACGTGTCGTTTGTGCCTTCCTCGAACCATCGGCTTGAGAACTTCATCCCGTCCGGCCCCAGCCTGCCCTCCCGGTATTCGGAGTTAGGATCGACGAAATGGACAACCGTCACTGGTGCGCCGTGGGCCCCTGAGTTGTATGAGTTCTGTGTCTGCGGAGAACACGACGCTAAGCCGAATTTCTCAACCACTTGACGTGCCGTCATTGGAATGACGCGAGCTATCGTATCGACCACTTTGTTGGCGTCGTGGTCGATGTAGTACGAACCAATCGCAAGGGCGTCGAACCGAAACGTCTGTATCGGGTCCTCTTCGAGGAACATGCACCCGTTTCCGATCAGGCCAAGGTCTAGGTATCCTCCTCCGGAGAGTTCTTGGTATAGGTTGCTCTTCGCAAACACTTCCCAGAGAATGTCCTCGCAAGCTCTCAGATATTCTTTGACCTCGTGAATATCGGACAGATTTTCGTTGCTGGTGGTAAGGTGGAACCACCGACGCGCTGGCGACGTTATCCCGGCCATCAGTCCGGAGGCGAACCGGCCAAGAGACCGTGTCGGCTTCGAGTTGATAATGCGAGATCGGTTAACGCTGGCGCCTCTATTGGCGTCGGTGGAGCTCCACATCTGTCGCCACGGAAGGATGTTGTCGCAAATTGCGCGCCAATCAACTTCATAGGCAGATCGAATTTGCTTCAGCTCTGACAGCCGAATATCCAACCGTTTGCGATCATTCTCCAAGACCGGCTCCTACGTTGCCACTTGAATCAAGCGTTCCCCGACCGACGCGGTAACAACCCACCCGGCCTCGGGAGAGTAGAAGATACATTCCGCGCCCACGGCGAGGGCCGCTTTGAAGACCATCGTCGTCGGCGTGTACGTCGAGCCGGACAAGGTAGAGATTGAAAACGTCAGAGTCTCTGCGGCCGGCGTCCCTGCGACTTCGGCGCACGTGATTGCCAGGATTCTCCTCGTCACTCCAGGGTCCGGTGCGTCGACAACGGCAACCCCCGTGGCGCCTGCCAGTGCGAAGCTGTCGCTTCCATACGACACGGCCCCGGTTCTGTGGTTGACGTCTTCGTAGTGAGACGTTCCGTTGACCGTGCAGTTGCTGGCTGCGGCAACAGAAAGATGGGTGGTTGAAGCTGAGAGGTTCATGGTCAGGACTCCTTAGACCGTGGTTTTGAGGGCCCCGGTGGCCTTGTAGCATTGCCAGCCAGACCCT